AACCGCTGGTTTGCTTATCATGGGTTCACCAAGTATGAAAAAGCTAGGTCAACTATATATTTGGAGGTTAGTAAATCTAAACACGTCGTGTTTGCACTTATCGAAGAATGGGAGCAAGGTTTACCGTCTGGATCTTATCTGACACTGCTAGTAAATTCTACTACGAATTTGACTAACGTGCGTTATTGCTATTATCAGTTAACACCAGAGCGTTACAACACCATACCTTTTCATAAGGTAGCGTACGTAATTGTTCAAGGGGACGATTTAGCCTTATCAGTCGCTGACTCCATTAAGGAGTTTATGACGGCCGATGGGATTGAAAGTTCTATGTTGTCTATGGGTTTCATCGTTACATCTGATGTTAAGAATGAACCAATTAAATTCAAGAAATTAACTGATATTACGTTTTTAAAGCGTAAATTCAGAATTGAAGGTGAAAACGTGTTCGGAGCTCTTTCTATGGATACAATAATGAATACTCCTATGTGGAGTAAAAATGATGAGTACTATATGAAGATAACAAAGGATGCAATTAAATTCTTTTTCAGAGAAATTAGTCTGCATGATACTGAAACGTTTAACGAGAAAGCTACACTGATGCGTCAAGCTATTAGAGAAGCACGTATTCGAGGAGTCGATGGGCTTTTTAGTTCGCAAGAAGAATGGAGACGACAAGTTTACTTGTCTGAACCTTTCACTTTCGAGCTATAGCTCGCCGTCCAATGCCTGTACAGTCTCACAGGCTTAAAAATAATGGTTGAGACAAAACTAGAATGCATGGTTTACGGAGTAGTATTGGTTCAAATCGAAGTAAATAACAATATTACTAACGCTTCATTCTTTAAAAATCTGCACATTTTTGCGCTACTCCTCAGGATGGATTTAAAATATCCAGAGGCCCTTCGTACGGTCCGGACAGATGAACCTCTTAAGGACTTAAAATATTGGTTCCCTGAAACAGAAACAATTATTACTGCTCAGAACACAGATTCAGAGCTCCTGCAGTCTACTAATTTTGTGGTATCACAAGATGAAGTAGTTTCTGCGATTCCAAATTCTATGGCTACTACTCCTTATGACACAGTA